ATCCGCCTGCATCAAACAAAGTGCCTGGAATAAACGTGTGCGCCGTTGTCGTCCCTAAATGGCTTGTCTGAATTGATGGACGCTCATAAACAGAGTCCATAGATATAGACATGATTTCTAATCCTGTGTGCATTGTGGAAAACGTAAAGCTCGCGCCTGTACCTAATAGTGGTGCTGCCATTGGTCAAATCTCCCTAACTGTTTGGAGTTACGTTGTAACCCACTTTTACGTTTAACACTCGCTGATAGACGGGGTCGCTGCTTCCATCTGGAGGCGCGTCCGTACCATCGAATGAATTTTTAATATGTACCATTTGCAAAACAACACTATTTCCGCCCACCGTTACTGTACCTGTTACGCCTGCAATTGCAAGCCGCACTGCATCAAATAAAGAACGCATTAAACTGTCACTCGTTGCGAAAATATCAAGCTCAATTTCTGCGATTATCAATCCGCTCTCGCCCGTTAAATGGTATTGGTGAAAATCGGAAGAACGGTGATAAGTTATATATGGACGCTTCGTATTTTGCGGAACATCAAACAAAGGAAAAATTCGAGTAGATACGCTCGATGATACCGTTGCGTCATCAAGCAACAATTTGCGTAAAGCGTATTCCGGCTCAAGTAATGCCATTATCCACCGCCTGTCGCTTTATCAAAAGCCCTTTGTTGTGACGCTATACGCTTCGCTGATTTGGCTGCGGATTGTTTCACAGCCTTTTGTATGCCTGTTGTTAAACTGCTACTAAATCGCGAAACAATAGATGGCGCGTTATCCCTAAATACTTCGCTCCATACATTCGTTTCTGGTATGCCGGGATGAGTGCCGCCTTTGCTGCCTGTTTTATGTGGCGCAACACCGCCGCCACCAAACCACGCCGCCATGTTTGCATAATCAAATTGCCCATTTTTTCCCGCGCGTCTTTTCCTCGGAGATGTAAATTCGCGCCCTACTACGGGGCCGACAATCGCAATAGCCCTACCTTTGCGACCTTTGCCTTTATTTTGGAATTTGATACCAACCGCACTCGCCATCTTGCGCCGCGCCTGTGAGTTCAAAGTTGTTAATTTCGTTATTGCCGCCTGCTTCACCACCGAGGCATAAGGGGTCATGGCTTTTTGCACAGATTCAAACAATACTTCTTTGCGCACCTTTGCCTCAAAGGTATCTAAAGCCCTGAACGTATCCGTCAGCCCTTCTATGTCTATTCCTTTTATGACAGCCATTATCCGTCCCTCTCTTTGCAGCGAAGTATCATTTCTTCTTTGATGTTGTTTGTGTTGACAATGCCCATTATTTCAGCGATGCCCATGCGAATAACCGCAGCACCCGCTGCATGTGTCGCCACGTCACTGCCAAACGCGCCACGGGTCACGGTGAGCGACGTAGTGCCAAAGCCCGCCGTCACCGTCATAATCTCCGTGCCTATTCTGATATGCTTCGGGGTGGTGTCCTGTACCCCTTTGGTACAGTCCACCAGATTAGAGTCGGTCACGACAATCGCCGTTTGCTGGGTCGTGGTAATTGCTGAAAATAAAACGTCTGTATTCCGAGGCACAAGCAATCGCCGCGAATTAAAAATTTGGTCTGAGTACCGAACGCGCAAATCCATTAAAGACTCGCCCTGCACCTGCTGTGATTCCATCCGCTCCGATGCGGGCATCCGCAGTATTTCCGCCCAAACGACAATAGGCAAATTTGTCCATGAGTCCACAATCGCGCCTGATTCCGTGTCCTGTACACCAGACTGCTTTTGCAGGAAACATCTATGTCTAAGTTGCCCAGCACTTATCAAAATGTTGGCACCTGATATGGCGACAAAAGCCGCTCCGTTGTAAACTCCAATTCCTTCGAGGTAATCCCAAGCAATACTGATTCCCGGCTCCTGTACCAATGGCCGATAATCAAAAGCATGGCCTGTTTAATGGCCGTGGGCACCGTGCTTTGTAACGTACCAAACCCCGCCGTATACTCGATGATGATCGCGTCATGTCTATCCGAGCGTACAGACGGCCAAGCGTAGCCGTCCTTCAATTTCACAGAGCCGATCAAATCCGTAGTTACAGCCCGATAACTTGCGCTGCTGAAAGTCTGCGAAGCATCATTGTCATCGTAATAGGTAATGCCCGTCACGCTTAAAAGGTTAGGCCTGGGTAGTTCAATAACATCCGTGGTTGGTGCTTGCCGCAGATACATTTTACAGGTCTGCGTAATAAAGGCGCGGCGTGTCACAGCCTCACAATATTCACGCGCCGCTACAATCAGAGACGCAACATAGGTATCATCATCTGTGCCATCAATACGCAAATGCGCCTTTGCCTCGGTCGAGGTCACGGGTTCGAGAACCGGGGCGGTGGTAACGCGAACGCTCCACAGCCCCGATCCTCCAATCACTTCTGGGTTATTGAAATAACCAGTTGTCATTATTTAACCTTTAACGTCACAAACCAAGCGGATACCCGTGATTTGCATTCCGGTCGTTGTGCCGCCTGCGGCATCAGTAACGACACCGTTCACCGTTATCTGCAATCCGTCGCCAGCCACCAACCCAGTTGCCGTAATTACAAACGTGTAGTCCACAAAAGATGTAGTTACATTTTGTACCGCCGTAGCGCAAATGTCCGCGCCCAATGTTCCAGCCGTGTAATTTATTTCACTTGCAAGCACGTCAATGGTCTTGGTATCTGCCACGTTGGTCACTTTAGCCGTGACAATAATACTCACGTCACCAGCCGATACATATTCAGCCGGAAGAATGAACTGTGCAGCCATCGTAGGGGATTCCGTGGTGTTCACGCCCTCAACTGCGACCTTGCCCGCAAAGCCCAAAACGCCCGTACCAACGGCAGCGATATTAAATTTGTCCGCTGCAATAGCCGTTACAAGTGGCTCCGCATCGGCTGCGCTATACCATTGCGATATAGGCATCGCATACGGCTTTAACGCATCCTCGGTAAGAGTTGCGCGTGATATGCTGCCCGCAGTCAATGTAGCACCGCTTTGTATGTCAAGCGTGCCGCCGCTGCGCACTTCAATTTCACCGCCGGACAAAACGACCTGCTTCGCGCCGCCCTGCTCCAAGTACACCAAAGTGTTTTGGGCATAGGCTAAAGCGCAAACGATCATCAAGCCCGCCAGTATTCCAAAAAGTTTCTTCTTCATTTTGAATGCTCCTTTTTGGTTTTGTGTTACTTGCCATTGGCCGTGGATGTCGGGGCGATCAGCTGCTCGCCTTCAATGGTGCCAGCAGTCTTGTTGTCTGCGGGCTTGTCACGGAGTTTGTATCGATACGCTATGATGTTTTCCAGTGTGGTGGAAGTACCACGTACCGCGACACAGCGAACGTACCGGGCCGCCGGGCTGATAACATCCACAAACTGAATTTCGCTGGATGCGCCCGCGTCGTTCGGCTCGCTGCCAGTAATGTCCGTGAACGTGGAATCGTCGGGGCTGGTTTCGGCATGGATGAGATTGTCCGCCGCAGCCGTGCCGTACACAGCCACGAAGCAAACAGCGTCATAGCCGCCGTCCGCCGCCATGTCCACACTGTCACTCGTAAGGTCGGTGGTGTTCGCCGCAGCATACGCCTCAACTTTTGTAATTTTTACGTCTTCAGTAAAAAGGTTCATCGTAGTTTTCCTTTATTTTTCTTGTTTATCGGTTTAAAGGTTTCGGTATCAGTGCGATCCGTTACCATATCTTCAAGGGGTGGCGGGCTGTCCACAATCTTGGCAATGCCCGCCACCACAAATCGTTGCGCTTCGACGCTATCCCAATCTGTGCAGTCGCCCGGATTATAGATGCAAGCATCCGTTGCCACGCCCTGCAAAAACTGTATGCGCGTCGTTGTCATTGGTTATGCCTGCAACATGTAGTTGATGGGATTGGCCGTGCTTGCGCCTGCGTTCAAGATGCCGCCGTCAACGCGAGTGTGTGCTACAAACCCGATCTGCGCATTGCCCGCATAAAGCTCGTTCAAACGGCTAATGCGGATGCTGCCAACGTCACGAATCTTGTACTTGGCAAGCTCACCGAAAATGGCGGTCTTGGTCGCCGTGGTGACCGTGCTTTGCATCTCTTCGTTTTCGTAAACGGAGTAGCCGCGAAAGCGGTCAGGCACGCCAAGCTGTACCGATGGCTGCCACAAGAATTGACCCGTACCGTCCACAAGCTGCATGACATACTTGATAATGGATGGGTGCATCATGTATGCGCCACGGCGGCGATAGTACGTGCCAACGGTATGCGCCAGGTTGTGCAGTTCGTTTAGCGTAATCGCTGTTGCGCCTGCTGTAGTGTTGCCCGCGCCTGCACCCGTCACGATGCCTTGCGGCTGACCAACGCCCGTGCCCGTGGTGAAGAGTTCGCCCTCTTTGTGTGCAAGGCGTTCGCCCATCAAATCCGTAACCAAAGACACCACATTGAACACGGAGTCTTCCATCAATTCAAACGGCACTTTGATGATGTCGCTCGATATGGTATACGCGCCCCATGTGGTCTTGCCGATTGTGCCGATATCGGTAGCTGTACGCGCCACATTCTCACCCACCAAACGACCCTCGACAGTAGTGTCATCCACCGTCGGCCAAGTGAGCGGATTCCCGCTGCCTGTGCGGATAATCTCCGCAACTTGGCGCACGCTGCCATGTTCGAGACGTGCAATTTCAATCATGCCCACCATCGTCTCAGGCACGAAGTAACCGCCCTTGCTGCCCTGCTGCGCAGATTGCGCGTAGGAAGATGCGAAGGGCACCAGCCGCTTATATTCACGGGTCGGCAAAAGGTTCACTTCGATTTCGTTTGAGTTCAGATCAATACCGGCGGTGGCCGCATAGCTGCGCACTTTGTCCGAGATTGCCTTTTTGCCGCCAAGCATCCACGCGCCGATGGCTTCCATGTACTGCTCGGCGTCCAAGGTGCCGCGCTCGCTTGCACCTTTTTCCAGAAATTCTTTGCCGTCGATCTGCCCCATGAATTTGGATTCTTGAGCAAAAATCTTTTCTTCACGGGCAATAGTGGCGGAAATCGCATCGAAGTCAGCTTCCATTTTTGCATAGCTGGCGAGTTGCTCTTCCGACATTTCCGGGGAGTTCAGCGTACGCATATCTGTTATCAGCTTAGCGCGCTGGCTCTTAAATTCTTCGAGTTTCTTCTTGTCCATTTTTCGTTTTTCCTTTGTTTTGTCAACGCCGGAAAACGGAAAAAGCCGAATCCCGGTGCGACACAGTTTTGTGTGTTTCACTCAGAATCCGGCCAGTATCAAGACTAGGCTTGGCTTAATCGGTACGCTTTGGCATTAGAGCCCGCGCAAATCTCATAATCTAAGTCTAACCTAAATCTCCCCCGTTGTCAAGAGGTTTTTAGTTCACGGCTAAAAATGTCGATCCGACGCGCCCGGTATGCGGCCTGTGCCGCGCTCGCCGCCGCCGCCTCCTCGCTTTGTGCCGCTGCAATGAATTCCTTAACTTCGATCGATAAACCGCTATAAATGTGAGCGGATGTATTCGTGAAGGCTGGGTCTGTTACCGGCCCCACTTCATACAAATCCGCTTGTTTAATTTCTCTGATAAACACCTTCCCCTCCTTGCGACGGATCTCCCCATCTGACTGCACAGAGATGGTTACGCTTGCGCCGCGTATATCGCCCCGGTCAATCGAGACGGCCAAGTCACGCGCCGTCTGCGTATCGGGCAGCGTGATATCGTAATAAAGCCCCACCTCGTCTGTTCGTAAGTTCAGCGTTCCCGCCGTGCTTCGCCCCAGAATATGGTTAGGGTCGTGGTTGAAATAACTGCGCACGTCCGCGCTGAATATATCCATGCCGCTGAATATCCCCGGCATAAACCGCGTAATCAGTACGCCCGGAATTTCGTACTCAGTCTCTGGGGTTCCGTTGTACCACAAGGCACCGTAGCCGCGAATATGCCGCGAACCGCCCTCATCCATGAAGGTCTCCGCCTTCGATTCTTTTACAAAGCCTTCCTTAGTTTTCATTGCAAAATGCCTCCATTTGGTTTTCAAGGTTGACACAAATCCGTGTCTGTGTTTCGGCCTTCTTGGCCGGGTTTTCATTCAAAGCGATTGTAAACTCCGAAATTGAGTCAAGCGTTGCATCTCGCCATTTGTCCACCAGCACCGATGCCGCGCCTACACCGTATCCTTCAAATAGCCTGCTGATTGAGCAAAATTCAGACTCAACGCTCTCCGACATTTCACCACGAAAGCTGACAAGGAAGGTTTGTATCCCACCCTCTTTTAGCTCCTTTGCGGCCTGTTGACAGCACCGCTTGAACCCGCGCACTGCGGCTTTCTGTAAAAGCTCAATTGCGGGGCGGGTAATCGCACTTTGGGATATGTCGGGCTTTGCAGGTGGCGCGGGTGGTTCGTCTGCTTTCGGGGCTTCTGGGGTCGGGGCGAAATTATTTGTGGGGAATGGTATCTCATCCGCTTTCGGGTCATCTAGTTTCGGCATGTTGACCATGCGCCGTGCTTGGTTAATGGTCATGTAAGGCGCACCCGCGAGGGCCTTGTTGAATATCTCCGCTTGGGTCACGCTGTCAGCCCGTAGCCACGCCATGCGATCAAACTCAATGAAGTGTGATTCTGATTCCTGCTCCGCCGGGGAAAGAAGTTTTAACATAAGCTCTTCCTCCCAGCACTTCATGATCGGGTCAAGGGCTGAATCCAGATAGGCTTGATTCTCCTGCTCCAAACTCGAATAACTAACATTGCTGCTGTCGCCAAGTTTGTGCGGTGGTATCCCGTAAATATTGGCGATCTGCTTCATGTTCATTTGGAGAAGTTCGACCAGTTGCGCGTCCTTGGCATTGACCTGTAACGGCTTTGCCGTCATTCCCTCTTCCAGCACCGCCGTCTTATGCGCGTTATCCACGCCCGAATAAATTTCATTAAACGATTGTTTTAAGCGGTTCATTACGGCATCATCTTTCAGCTTGCCGGGATGCTCCAGCAATAGCCGAATGCTTGACCCGTTCTTAAAAAACACGCTCTGCCACCGGTTCGCACCAAGCCCAAGCCCGAATGTGTCACGCGCATAGTGCAGGGGAGACATACCTACCACGCCGTCCCATGTCCAATAGCGCACATGCAGAATTTCCATAGCGCCCGCGATAACGGGGTTTGTCCCGCCCACCATATACGCGTACTTCAAAACGTCATCGGGGTCGCGAAATGGATACATGAGCCGCGCATCCAAAGGCCGCAGTCGCAACGGCACCTGAGTTTCGGGGTCGCGCACGATAAAGGCGTAGGCATTACCGCCGATAAAAAGCTGAGTATTCATGCCTTTGAAAAAGTTAAATGCGCTCATGTCCGGGTTCGGGGCAATTCGTAACATGCGCCCGACAGCGTGTTTCTTGTCCCGTATCCGGTCGCCGTCTTCTTCCAATTGGTAAACGTGTCGGTTAGTTTTTGCTATGTCATTGGATAGCATTTGCACCGCACGCCAAACGCCGTCATGCCGCATAGCTGAGTCACGTGTTACCGCTATGCCCGCCGCGCTCCGGTCGCCCATGACCAGCGGATCATCCGCCCATATATTTTCTGCGGAAAAGTCGCCCGACTCCAATGTCCCATAACTATCCACTTGCCCATCCATGCGCATGCCAAGGATTTCATTCATATAGTGAGGACTCCTCTTGATTCGTATACGGACTCGGTTGCATCATCTTTGCAGGCCAAGCCCGTCGCCATTATTGCAGATACGATGCCGTCTATTTTGTTTTTGCTCTTTGATTTGCTGGGCTTGATATTGCCCGCCGCGTCCATCTCCGCCTGTGTATTCCGGGCTTGCCACCGCATTATCTCGCTGCCCGTGTGCCCAATACGTCCGCCGCCTATACGCTTAGTGAATGTCAAGGTCGGGCTTGCCATCGAATAAAAGCCTTGGCCGAAAGTCACTACCTCCATTCCGTCCTGTATAAGCTGCTGTGAAAGTTGCGCCCCCTGAAAAAGTCTATCCACCGCCAACTCACGGATACCGAAACGATCAACAAGCTCCAGAATATCGCGCCTCACGATACTGTAATCCGTTTCATTCCCCTCGGTTAGAATTAGCTCGCCGTCGCTTGCTAAGGCCATGTAATCAATGCCGTGCTTGCGTCCGCGCTCGACGATGTTGTGGCGGGGTGTCCAGTGCCACCAATAATAATCAAACGTGTCATCATCGTCATGCCGCCGAAACAAAAGACAAAGCGCGGTCAAGTCCGAAGTTGCGCCCAAGTCCAAGCCGCCCCAGCATGTTTTCCCCTCATAATGTTCAAGCGGTGGCGCAGTAGCGCACATGTCCCAAGCGGTCATGTCGAATAACCTTTCTTGGTTTTCCGTGCGGATATTCAAATGCAGCCGCTTAAAAACGTTTTCATAGCTGGGGCTTTGCTTCGCCTTTTCACATTCACGAACAAGGTATTCATGCTTAAGTGATACCCCGTAGTTAGGGTTGGCTTGTCGCCAGACGGACTCACTTGTCCAGTCATCCTCCAGCGTCGCCTCATAAATCACAGGGAGGAAATTAAAGTCAGCCGTGAATCCATCGCGCACGTCCGAGGCGTATTTGTGGCGGTCATTGCAGGGGCTGCCTTCCCGCTCATAATCTGATGTGGTAATTATGATTATCAGAGGTTGACGGCGTGACCCGGTAGAAGTGATAAGCACGTCCATGAGTTCGCCATTCTTGTGCGCGTGAAGCTCGTCCAGAATAATGCAATGCGCGTTATACCCGTGCTTCGTATGTGAGTCCGCGCTGATTGCTTTGTAGGTACTTATCGGGTTGCCGTTGCGCGTCCGCGTAATAGCGTTGCGCCAGACCCTTGAGTGCTTGCCAAAGCTGGGGCACTGCGCCACCATCGTCTTTGCCGCATTAAAAACTAGGGCCGCTTGCTCGCGCTCCGCCGCCGCACTGTAAATTTGTGCCCCCGGCTCGTCATCAATAAACATGACGCATAAGGCAATGGCCGCAGCAAGCTCGGTCTTGCCATTCTTGCGCGGGATAAAAATGAAGACTTCCCGGAATCGCCGCAGTCCCGTCGCCTCACTAATCCACCCAAATGTATTCATCACGATGGACTTTTGCCAAGGCTCAAGAATAAATGGCTGACCCGCCTTTTCACCAGCCGTGAAGGTACAACACCCCTCGATAAATTCTACTGCCCGGTTCGCCTGCTTCAAATCAAAGTAAAAACCCGCAGCGTCCCGGAATGGATCGTATCCGGGTATCAGCCGCAGTAGTTCGATTGTCTTTTTACCGAGACATGACTTTTTCAAGTGGGTTGTCCGCCTCACCCTTGTTGTCGCCAACTGTTAAACTGGCACGTGCCGCCGGAGTAAAGCCATACTGCTTTATCAAAAGTGACACCCGGTCAAACGCCCGGTTCTTTACGCCCACCCACGGAGCTTGGTAAAACACACCCTCTTTTGATTTCAAAATAATGTTTTGAGTTTCGCAAAGTTTCCGCGCATCGAGATAATCCGCAAGCGCATCACAAATCAGACTCAAGCCCAAACGGTCGGCATCCGAGTAAACACCCATCGCCGCGAGTTCGTATTGAAGTTCGGGCCAGTGCGCTTTGCCCTTCTCGGAAATGTAGGGAGGGGGATCGGTCTTGCCGGCTTTGGATACAGGTTCGCCCTTGCGCGTTTTGGCACGCCAAGAGCCACGCGCATCGAGAATATTCGTGGGAGTTTTTAACCTTGCCATGCCTTAATAATAACTTAATGATAATCCAATGTCAACTGTTTTTAGTCCAACCCTAAATAATTTTAACCCCAGCCTAAAAATAACGGGAAATTTTGTAAAAGATAG